ACATGATGGGTGCCGACTACGGGCGCAAGACCCGCGAAGTCGCCGAGGCGCGCAAGGCGGTGGTCGCCGAGCGCACCCAGGCGCTGGAGCAGGTCAATTCGCTGATGCAGGAGACCGGCTTTCTGGCCCAGACCTTCATGCAGAAGCTCGTAGCAGGCGAGCAGAACACCGACTGGCAGCAACTCCGACAGGCGAACCCCGCCGAGTACGCCGCACGCATGCACGACATGAGCCAGAACAAGGCCATGTTGCAGCGCGCCTTCGCCGCGTACCAGGCCGCGCAATCGCAGCAGGAGGAACTGCAGGGGACTCAGATGCAGGAGCGGCTCGCCGAAGAGGCCGAGCAGACGCTGGCGAAGATCCCCGAATGGCTCGACCCGAGCGTTGCCAACGCCGAGAAGGGAGCGATCACCAAGCTCCTGGCCGGCGTCGGCTTCACCCCGGACGAGCTTGATTCTCTGGCCGACCACCGGCTCGTGGTGCTGGCCCGCAAGGCGATGCTCTACGACCAGCAGCAGAACACCCGGCAGCAGGCGCAGAAGAAGGCCAGCAAGCCGGTCCCCCAGATGATGCGCGGCGGCGTCAACGCCCCGAGCGGCAAGCAGTCGCGCATCGACCAAGCATCGAAGCAGTTCCGCAAGTCCGGCAAGACCGAAGACGCCGCGAACTGGCTTCTCTCACGCATCGGAGCATAAGCAATGGCACAGCCGACCAACACCTACAGCACCTACGCCATCAAGGGCATCCGCGAGGATCTCTCGGACATGATCTACACGATCAGCCCGACCGAGACCCCGTTCTTCAGCGGCTGCAAGAAGGGCACCGCCGACAACACCTACACCGAGTGGCAGACCGACGCCCTCGCTGCCGCCAACACCGGCAACGCCGCCATCGAAGGCGACGACGCGACCCTGCAGGCCAGCGTGCCGACGGCCCGCATCGGCAACTACTGCCAGATCTCGACCAAGACGGCGGTCGTGAGCGGCACCGCCGAAGCGGTCAAGAAGGCAGGCCGCAACAAGGAAATGGCCTACCAGATCGCCAAGCGCACCAAGGAACTGAAGCGCGACATGGAGGCGATCATGCTCTCCAACCAGGCCTACGCCGTCGGCTCGGACAGTGTCTCCCGCAAGCTCGGGTCGGTGCTGGCCTACATCCGCACCAACAGCGACCTGGGCGCGACCGGCGCCAACCCGACCGGCACCGTCGGCTCGACCACCCGCACGGACGGCACGGCCCGCGCCTTCACCGAGACCCAGCTGAAGAACGTGCTGCAGCAGTGCTGGACGCAGGGCGGCAACCCGTCGGTCGTCATGGTCTCGGGCACCAACAAGCAGGTCGCCTCCACCTTCACTGGTGGTGCCACCCGCTTCGATGACAGCCAGGACCGCAAGCTGTACGCGGCGGTGGATGTCTACGCCAGCGACTTCGGCGATCTGAAGATCATCCCGAACCGCTTCCAGCGTACCCGCGACGCCCTGGTCCTCGACATGGACTACTGGGAGGTCGGCTTTCTCCGTCCGACCCAGACCTTCCCGCTCGCCAAGACCGGCGACACCGAGAAGAACCAGATCCTCGGCGAGTACACGCTGAAGTCGCTGCAGGAAGCCTCCAGCGGCATCGTCGCCGACCTGCTGTAAGGTCGAAGCAGCACCCCGAAGCCCCTCCTCGCGAGGGGCTTCCTCATTTTCAGGGCTGGCCTCAACGGGCCGGCCCTTTTTCGTATCTGGAGCCTGCAATGGCACGAAACGACATGGGCATCCGCCGCCCCGGCGTCACCCGAGCGGCTGCAATCAGCACCTCGGCAGCGTCGACGGTGGCGACCGGCCCCTTCTGCAATCTGGTTCGGATCGCGACCACCACTGCCTGCTTCTTCCGGGTCGGCGCGACGGCCACGGTGACCGACGCCTACCTGCCGACCGGCGTGGTGGACTACGTCAAGATCAACCCCGGCGAGACCGTCAGCTTCATCACGGCCACTGGCACCGGCACGGCCACCGTGACGGAGATGGAGTGATGGATCTGGCCTCGACGCGCTTTCACTTCGATGAGAACGGCGGCGACGGCAAGCTGATTGTCGAGCGCGTGCAGGACGCCGAGCCTGCGCTGATCCACGCCGCCCAGTTGCGCGCTGCCGGCGCCGGCAAGGGCCGGGACATGCACCACCGGGCGCACTTCCCGGCCATCGTGGTCGAGGCCTACTGCAACCGGGTCGGCATCACCTTCCGGGACTTCGTCACGAACCCGGAGCATGCGAAGCGCATGTGCGTCGACCCTGACCTCGCGCACTTCCGGGTGGTGGGCTGATGGACTACGCGACCCTGAAGGCGAGCGCCGCCAACTGGCTGGCGCGCTCGGACATCACTGACGCCGAACTGTCGCTGATGGTGATGCTGGCCGAGGCGCGGATCTACCGACGCCTGCGCCTCGCCGAGATGGAGACCGTCTTCTTCAGCCCGCTCGACGCGGACGCGAAGGCGGCGGTCCCGAGCGACTACCTCGCGTTCAAGGAGGTGGGCCTGTACGAGGGCGCGGGCGACACCTCGACGCTGCTGTCGTTCGCCACCGCGACCCGCGTGGCACGCCTGCAGCGCACCAGCGGCGAGGAACTGTTCGACGCGGTGACGGCCAACCGGGGCGGCGTGCCGAGCAAGTTCGCCCGCATCGGCCAGAGCTTCGTCGTGGCCCCGATCCCGAACGGCACCTACAGCCTGGGCGGCATCTACTTCGCCCGGCCGGCGGCGCTGTCGGATCTCGCGCCGACCAACACCCTGATGGACCGCAACCCGGACCTGTTCCTGTTCGCGGTCACGCTCGAGGCGGCGATCTTCACCCGGCACCCCTCGATTGAGATGTACGGCACCCGCGTGGACGGGCTGATCGACGCGGTGCAGTTGGCCGACGAGATGGAGCGCAGCAGCGGCACCCAGGTCGTCACCATGAGCGGAGTGCGCTGATGCGTGTCGCGTTCGGCGAGTGGACCCCGGACAACCCGGACATCGACGCCCCGCTGTCGGACGTCGAGAACGCTGTCCCCTACGCGCAGCACTACCGCCAGATGCGCGCCCTCGCCACCAGCGGCAGCGCGCTGCCTGCGGCGCCCGTGGCGGCGATGTCGACCTCGCTGGTCGCCGGCTCGACGGACACCTACGCGGCGACGTTCGACAAGATCTACCGCCGCGACCCGGCGACCCTGGCCTGGGCTGACGTCACCGGGGCGGCGATCACCCCCGAGACCCCGATGTATTGGGGGCTGGTGCAGTCGGGCAACTACGTCCTCGCGGCATCGATCAACAACCTGCTGCGGCAGCGCCTGATCGGCGCAGGCGGCGGCAACTTCGCGGCGATCACCAACGGTCCTCGAGCGCGTGTCCTCGGCACCGTGCGCGAGTTCGTGGTGGCGGGCGACATCAACGACCCCACCGATGGGCTGGTGCCGCAGCGTGTGCGCTGGAACGCCATCGGTGACCCGCTGACCTGGCCGCTGCCGGGGACGCCGACCGCCCAGTCGCTGCAGGCCGACGAGCAGGATCTGAAAGCCGAGTTCGGGCCGGTGCGCGGCATCTTCGGGTCGGACATCGGCCTGATCCTGCAGGAGCGCGCCGTCACCCGCATGACCTACGTCGGCGCGCCGCTGATCTTCAAGTTCGACACGGTCGACGCGACCCGTGGTCTGGCCGCGCCGAACGCCGCCGCGCAGATCGGGCGCGTGGTGTTCTTCCTCGCCGACGACGGCTTCTTCGTGACCGACGGCTCGGGCGATTCGCAGAGCATCGGCGACGGCAAGGTCGACAAGTGGTTCGCGGACAACGCCAACCCGAGCTACATCAGTAGCGTCCGCGCCTTCGTGCTGCCCCGCGACAAGTGCGTGGCGTGGTCGTTCGTCAGCCGCTCGGCGAACGTCAACGACAGCCTGCTGATCTACAACTTCAACAGCAAGCGGTGGTCGCGTGCGAAGGCCTCGACCTCACTGGTGCTGCAGGCGCGTACCTCCGGGTACACGCTCGACCAGTTGGACGCGTTCGGCACCCTGGAGACCCTGGCCGCGAGCTTCGACGCGGCGGTCTGGCTGGGTGGCGCGACGTACCCCGCCGCCTTCGACCTCGACTACAAGCTCGGCGACTTCTCCGGTGAGCCGCTGTCGGCCACGTTTGAAACCGGCGCGCTGACCCTCGACGGCATGCGCTCAATCATCCTGGGTGTCCGTCCGCTAACGCAGGGCGGCACGGCGACGATCACCCTGGGCGAGCAGCGCACCTTGGCCGACGCGGTGACCTGGGGCGCCGAGCGCGGCCTCACCTACGCGACCGGGCAGGCCGACTTCCGCCAGAGCAGCTTCTTCCACCGGGTCCGCATGCGCGTGGCCGGCGGCTTCGACAAGGCCATCGGCGTCGATGCGATGGCGCTGGCCGAGGACGGCAACCGGTGACGATCCCGGTCAACGAGGTCTCGTCCAACGAGGGCGAACACCGCCGGCAACTGGCGACGGCGATCAATGAACTGATCCGGGGGCGGGTGAACAGCACCGGCACCTTCACCATTGCCGCCGCAGCCACCACGACGACCGTCAGCAACGCGCTGGCGCACGCCGGCAGCGTCCCCCTGCTGATCCCCACGCAGGCGACGACGCTCGTCCCCTACGTCACCGCAAGGGCCACCGGCAGCTTCACCCTCACGCACGCCGCCGCAGGCGCTGCGACCACTTTCCTGTACGTCCTGCTCGGGTAACCCATGAACAGCATGCAGTCGGCTGCACAGATGCTCTCCAGCGCGGGTCGCTACGGCGACACCATGCTCGCCCACATCAACCCGGACGAGGCGGCGCTGCTCCAGGCGCTCGGCGGCAGCGGCACGATCAACCCGGAGACCGGCCTGCCGGAGTATTTCTCGCTCAAGAAGATCGGCAAGAAGCTCAAGAAGGGCGTTGCGAAAATCGCCAAGGTCACGAAGAACGTCCCCGGCGTCAACCTGATGACGGCTCCGCTGGCGCTGGCCGGCGGCGGCAACCAGTTCATGGATCACCTCGGCACCCTGGGCAAGCACGCCGCGATTGGCGGCAGCATCGCAGGCCTTGGTAGCTTGGCCGGCGCAGGCGGGATGTTCGGAGGTGCCGGCGGTGCCAGCGGCGGCTTCGGCAGCATGCTGGGCGGCGGTGGCGGCGCAAGCAACTTCCTCGGCAACAGCGGCTTCCTCGGCGGCTCTGACTTCCTCGGCGGCGGCACGGGCGGATCGAGCGGCATCGGTGGCTCGCTCTTCGGCGGCGGCAGTTCGGGCGGCGGCTTCGACTTCGGTTCCCTGCTCGGCGGCGGATCTGGCGCGGGTGGCTTCGACCTCGGCGGCATCGGCGGGAGCCTCTTCGGCGGCAACAGCGGCGCGGGTGGCGGCAGCAGCCCGTGGGGCCAGATCGGCAACTTCCTCGGCGGCGCGCTCGGCGGCGGGCAGCAGCAGGGCGGCGCCAGCATCCTCGGCGCGCTCGGATCGGCAGGTCTCGGTGCGCTGGCTGGCGGCCTGGGCGGCGGCAAGAAGCCGACCACCTTGACCACCAACAGCCTGCAGCCCTGGCAGCAGCCCTACGTCCAGCAGGCGATGGGCGCGGCCCAGCAGCAGTTCCAGAGCGCCCCGAATGCCCCGGCACAGTCGGCGGCGTCCTCGGGCGCGGTCGGCGCGCCGCAGCAGCAGTTCGGCCAGATCCGAGACCGCTTCAGCCAGTTGGGCCAGCAGCAGTTCGGCATCAACGACTACGGCCTGCAGAACGCGGCCTCAAGCCTCGCCAACACCAAGGCGGCACAGGCTGGCCCTGCCTACGACGGCGGCTACCTGAAGGCGGCGAACAACGCGGCGGGCCTGAAGGCCAGCATCGGGCAGGAGGGGCAGTACATCAGCGACACGCTCGGCGGGAAGTACCTGAACCCGGAGAGCAACCCCTACCTGAAGGGCACCTACGACAAGGCGGCGCGCAGCGTCATCAGCAACAACGACAGCCTGTTCGCCTCCGGCGGGCGGTTCAACAGCGGCGCCTCGCAGCGTGCGCTGGCGACCGGCCTCGGCGATGTGGCGACTGACCTCTACGGGCAGAACTATCAGGCCGAGCGGTCCCGCATGGGTGACGCCGCGCAGATGGCGGCGGCGCAGTCGGGTCGGCAGGACTCAATGACCCAGTTCGGCGTCGGCCAGCAACTGAACGCTCTGGGCAACTTCGGGCAGCGCCAGGACGGCATCAACCAGTACAACGCCGGCCAGACGAACGACTGGAACCGCTACACCTCGGGCCAGAACCTGGGCGCGATGCAGAGCCTCGGCCAGCGGTCGGACGCGATGACGCAGTTCGGCGCCAACAACGCGATGACGGCGAACCAGAACGCGCTCGGCGCCCAGAACAGCCTGCAGGGTGCGAACAACGACGCGATGCGCGCCGGCCAGTACCAGGACGCCTTCAACTACCAGAAGTGGCAGTCGCCGTGGCAGGGCATCAACAACTACCTCGGCGCCGTCGGCGGTAACTACGGCAGTACCTCGACCACGAACACGCCGAGCAACGCGTTCAACAACGTGCTGGAGGGCGCGACGGGCGGCCTGGGTATCTACGGCCAACTGTTCGGGAACGGATAAGGGGACGACATGGCACTCATGGATCAGGTGGCAGGGCTGCTGGGTCGGGTCACGGACCCCCGCGTGTCTGGCGGGCTGTTGGCGGCGTCGTCTGCCATCGGCAACGCGGACGCACAGGGACTCAGCCCCATCTCGGCGGCGGTGCGTGGCGCGCAGGGCTTCCGGCAGGCCAGCGACCGCTACGAGGAGGATCAGCAGGCGAAGGACTTCCAGCGCATGCGGATGGATCAGCTTCGGCAGCAGCTTGCGGACGACCGGACGCGCCGCGATGCGGTGATGAACATCACCAACGAGGATCTGAAACTGCTGGCGCAGATGGACCCGAGTGGCGCCTTGGTGGCGAAGGTCATGGCCGAGCGGATGTCGCCGCGCACCTCCCAGGTGCCTGATGCCATCGAGATCGGCGAGCGGTACAACGCCGACCCGCAGTTCCGGCAGTTCTACGACAACGTCTACAAGCCGCAGACCTTCAGCGGGTCGACGGTGGCGGCACTTCCCGGTGGCGGCTTCGGCATCGTGCAGGGCGGCAACCGGGGCGGCTCCAACACCATCCCGCTGCCGGGTGCGCCGGCCCAGTACGACCCGAGCGTTCAGGGAACCATCGCGGCTAGTGAGGCGGCTGGCACGGTCGCTGGAAAGATGGGCGCCGAGGCTGGCGCTGCGCTCCCGGCCGCGCTGGCGAAGTCCGAGCAGGCGCTGAAGGACATCGCCGATCTGCGGCAGCACCCCGGCCTTCGCTACGCCGTCGGCCCGTACAGCCTGGCCCCGACCGTTCCGGGAACGCCCCAGGCTGATG